CGTGCGAAAGTATTAACGATGTCGTTACGGAGAAGCTGTTCAACGCTGGGATCGCTCTGCATCATGAGCTTGCGTGAAACGTCAACATATGCCGCCAAAGTCTTCGGAGACATTGTGACTTGACTAAATACTGCTGCGCCTTCAGACGGTGCTGAACCTTCAGCAACGAATGCTGAGTTGCTTACAGAAGTAGCCAGTTTCGGGATAGATACATCGCCTTTCAGACCTTGCATTACCCGTGCGCCAAGCTGCGTGATAGCCAGTCGAGCATAAAGTGCTTCAACGAACTGATCAGCCATGTGATCGGTAGAAACAAGATAACCACCTTGGCTATCTGTTCCAGCAGTTTGATCACGCTTGCCCCAGTTGATGTTGGCAGGAACATAGAAGCCGCGAGCTTCTTTGCCAGCACGTCGAGCAATCTCGTCTGAGATTTCACGCTCATAACCAGCGTCACGCCAATCGTTAGAGACTTGAGCCTTGATAGCACGAAGCAGGCTGTATTGACGCTGCTCCTTCGGAGCAATGTCTACAACAGCAGCAGGCGTTTCAAGCGGCTTGTCATTACGGATAGCTTCGAGCAATTCACCTCGGAATTGTTCTACGCTTACACCGCGTTCTACAGCTTTGTCAGCGAGTTCACGCTGATTGTGATGCTTTCCAAGTGCAATGATTTCAGCGGCTGAACGGAACGCAGCAGCCTTAGCTTCTTCACCAACTTGGCGAACATCGACTGAGTTTTCTTCTACAGTCATGGGGATCACCTCTTTATTGGGTTGAGTTTTTGATCGGCCTACACCGACGAACTTAGAAGAATCAGCAGGGATTGAAACAATGGAAGCCTCCATTGGAGTCCAACTGGCCCTGAAGTATTCTTTGCCGTTGTCGCCTTTGGCTCGAACCATTCGATTGATGCTATACCCGACACTAATGTTTTGCTTAATGCCTGCTTTCACATCTTCAAAAACCTCTTGAGCTAAGGCAGATTTTCCAAATTCCACCAAAGCAACGGTTCGCCGCTGCTTCTCGTCAAGGTAAAATTCACGCACTACGCCAATCTGTTCATTCATATCATGATTGTTCAGCAGCGGTGCGCGACCCGAAGACATAAACTCCATGTCGATATCTTCAGGATTATGGCTTAAAACTTCTAAGCCAAATTCTCGTTCTACTGGCGTTTCGCTTGAAACACCAATACGGACGATTCTTTTATCTTCGTCGATGAATCCACGATCTAATTGAATAGACCGATAAACGATTTCTTCAGTCGAAAACCGACCTCCAATATCGTCCTTCATCGCGTCGTAATCTTCATCTCGTTCTTCAGATGATTCTTCTACGACTTCTTCAACATCCATGTGATGCTTCTCGAATTCGATTACGAATGAATCTTCTGTTTCTTCAACATTAATGATATGTCTTTCCATATCCTTAGACTCTATTGCAGGTTCAAATTTAATAGGCTTGAAATCATGCTCATCAAGCCATTGTTTAGCTTCTGCCACTGAATATCTATCAGCATCAAAACGGATAGATTGCAATTCCGATTTTGCTTCTTTAATCCCTAAGATTATATCAATTCCTTCGCCTAATTCATTAGTTAATCTTCGGAATTCATCGTATTTAGCAGGATCTTCTATTCTGGCTGCGTGTTCATTCGGATAGGGTCTTTGTTCTGCCCTATCGTCTTTGAGGCTTTCAACGATCTTCTTAGACCAGCTAAAGCCTGGATCACCGCCCCACAAGGCCCAAGCAATCCTGCCGTTAGATGGATAACCATCTTCTCCTGCATCAAATCCTTGGCCTTTCTTATCGACTTCATGCCTAGAAAAGAACGAATACATTCTTTTCACAGTATCTTCTGAAAGGTTCTTGTTATTTACAATGTCCCTGGCTCTAGCAATGCCGACTTCAGTTCCACCACGGCCAAACTCAGAACGCCAATCAAGGCCCTTCTGGGCTTCTTCAACCATTCCTTGAGTTGGCTTATAACTCGCCATCTTCCGTCCCTTGTACATCAGGCTCTACTGGTGCTTTCACGCCAAATGGCTGGAATGCGGTCTTGATGCCGTATTGTTCAGCAAGCCGTTCTTCACGTTCATGCTGTTCAAATAGTTCTTCCACGTCTCTTCCGTAATTGGATTCGATGTCTTGATACGTGACGATGCCATTCTGCAAGCCTTGGATGTTTGCAGCCATTTCTTTCTGCGGATCAACCCAGCCCCAAGAACGCGGAATGAATGAGACGTTATCAGCAAACTTGTCGTATTTCTGAATTGGTAGATTGATCGCAGATAACATTGCCTTTGATAACCAGTTCATGAAGATCGGTTCAATGAAATGCTCGATCATGAACTTCTGAAGCATTCTGTACTGATCTCGGTCTTCTAGGCTTCCAGCACGTAAGGAAGAATAATTGACCGAAGACAAATCATTCGACAGGCTGTGATAGCTGATGTTCAAACCCGAAGCGATACTTCTCAGCATCGCAGTAGAGAACGATTCAAATGCCGTTGTCGGATGCGTAGGATCGAATGGAGTAAACGAAACCCCAGCGGGAAGCTGCTCAAATGATCCAGGCTGCGCGTCCATTATCGGCGTGTATTCGTCTTGGACATCATCCCCAACATAGCCATCACCGGCAGGTGAAGTGAAGAAACCCATCTTCGCGGAACTGACCCTAGACGCTACTAGCTCGCTTTCGTAATAGCCATTCAACATCTTGATTGAAGACATTACTGACGCAATGAACGGATAACCCCTGGTCTGTTCTGGTCTTTGCCTGATGAATGCGTGGGTTATATCTTCTGCTGGGACTCGAATCGTTTCAGTCTTTTGCGTGTACCCGTAATCATGGGGATGGTCTTTATACATATGATAAGCGACAGGCTGTTTCTTATCATTGACTTCAACGCCCATGATGATCCTGTTGCCGTTGGTATAGAACTCGTTCTTGGTATCAACCAGATGATCAGCTTCTAAGAACTGAATCTTATATCCGAATTCGGAATTAGGATCTCTAACGTGCCTGATTAAGACTTCACCATCTCTAGCTAGAGCTTCGATGAACATCTTCTGGCAATCAAGAAACGATAATTGACCATCGACGGTGCAATTACCCTTCTTCGACCACTTTTTCCATGATCGTTCGATGATCGTGTTGCCGATTACATCCAGGGTCTGATCTTCGTTTCTAGCTTTTACATTGACACGAACGCCGTTATGACCTACAACATTGGCGCTGAGTAGATTAAGATAACGCGCAACATACGCATCATTCCGCGATAATTCGCGTGAACGGTTTCGCAGCGTTACCAGTGCGTGTCTTAATTCCTGATCAGCGCTAGAACTAGAACCGAAAAAGTCGGTAAATAACCGACCTGTCGAAGCGCCTTTGAATGAACGGGCAAATCTAGCGACCTTCTGCCGTTCCTTTTTCCTAAACGGATTCCACGCCATTAGAATCTGACTCCGATCATGTTTCCTGTGGACTTCTTATTCTTGATTCTAGCCTTCTGAAGCTCACGATTATATTCAGCTTTGTAGTAATCACGAAACTGTAGAAGTTCCGTTACGGACATTCTTGAAAGGCTTCTTCCAGCGATGCTGAATGAACTCTGGTCTATTGTTGCTCTATTCTGGATGACTGCTTCAATCGCATCTAATGCTTTCTTCGCGTGACTTCGCTGATCTGCGTTAGTGTCTGCATAATTATCAACGACAAGTGTGATACCATTATCAACAGCGACTCGCTGTGAATCAGACGTTCGCGTTATGAATGCATACCATTTATAGGTGGTTGCATTATAAGAAGCAGTGGTTGTAGATGGGACTTCTACAATATAAGCATCAGTGGTTTCTGAAGCAGTGATAGTGAATTGATTGCTTGCGCCGCCACCATCAACGAATTCATACGTTAAAGCATATGTGCTTGTGGGATAATCGGAAACTAGATCAGTGCGCTTCCAGACCCAACGATCACCTTTGACAAGCGTTTCTGGTTCTTGCAGCGGATAATTATCCCGATCAAAAAGATTAGCCATTTCACCGCCATGCGTTTACATAATTAGACCTTGGCCTTCGAATTATCTGTCGTTGGATAACAGGTCTTTCAGGCTCAGGCTCTTCTATTTTTTCAGGTTTTATCCTAATGTCAATTTTATCAGCGATTGTGTTGACATTCGTGTTGATTATAGCATAGGCCGCTAGTGCATATACATAGCAATCTAACGCTTCATTCCTTGCGCGAATCTTCTGAAAAACCCGTCTTTTATAACCCCTGACGAACTTAGTTACAATCTTTTCTGCTGTAAGTTGTCTGAAATACTCATCATTCAATATGTCTGAAAAGTGAATATATCCAGACCCTTCTTCTTGGATTCTTAGACGTGCGAATAATAAATCTTTTGCGGTATCTACTCCAACAGGGAAAAGTCTGCATTTGACGATGTTATTTCTTGATGGCTTGCCTGCGATTGGCTTGCCTTCGCCTGCAATACCTTTGATCGCGAAGACTCGTTTGGCGAAATTCTTGTGAGCATACTGATAAACGGTATTCGTAAAGTGACCGCCTGAGTCGATTGCTGTGGCCCTTATCCCTAATGTTCGACCATCTTCAGTCTCGAAAGTTCTGGCAAGTTGTGAGTCTAGTGCAGTCCATAATTGTGGCGTTGAAGGATCTCCGTAAAGGATCTGATGTTCTAAGACCCATGATTCTTCATCTCGGCCAATCCCGATAAAACTTAACTCGATTCGATCATCTTGAACGTCTGCGCCGACTACGATAAGAACAACACCTTCAGGGACTTCATTGAAGTGTTCCTTGCGTTCTATCAG